AAAGCCAAAGTTAGATCAATGCAGCGTGGAGCGCAAAAGCGCTCTAGTAAACCGCCCATTCAGATGCAGGATATTTACAAGAAGCATCCACCGAAGATTGCCAGCGCCGACAAGCCGCATCTGGATTTTCTGAAGTATGGAAAGCCAGAGCAGGTATTACAAATAAGAACAGTGATTGAGGCGGCCAGGAAGAACGGTATCGGTACGGCATCTGAAATCAGTCGCCTTCTAAACAAGCTCCTGATCAAAACCGCTATCGGTGAGAAATGGACTCCCAGACTTGTGTGGTTTGCAGCGGAGGCGGTCAGGGCCCACAGCAGTGACAACCGAGCCCGTTCCTCTAGTGGATGCGTTGGGGAACGTTCGCGTACTGAAACAAAGTTTCACGACATGGTTAATCGGGTTGTAAAGTCACGCCTAGAAGAGATCCGAACTGCATTCGAAGAATCCAAACCAAAGTTGGGCGACGCGTCTCCAGAATTAATGGAACTCAAGAGGCGTCTTGAAGAAGGCTCCGATTAACTGGATTCCAAATGCCCAGCCCACGCGAAACCATCCTCGCCGCGCTGCACGCGCGGCTCTCGGCGCTGCCCGCTACCGCCCTGCGCGGTGAGGTGCTGCCCGAGCGCGTGCCGGCCGAGGGCCTGCTGGTCCTGCGCGACGGTGAGCCGGGGGAACCGGAAATCACACTGTCTCCTCTGCGCTACCACTACCAACACCGCGCCGAAGTCGAGGCCGTCGTGCAAGGCACCGACCGTGACGCCGCCTTTGACACGCTGACTTCCAGCGTCGGCACGGCGCTTGCTGCCGATCGCACGCTGGGCGGGCTCTGCTACTGGATCGAGGCGGAGGCGCCGCGGCCTGCCGATCTGCCAGTCGAAGGCGCGGCGAGTCTGAAGGCCGCCGTGCTCACCCTCATTCTACATTACACCACATCGGATCCGCTGGTCTGATCTCCCCAACATCGAGAGGACAACTTCATGGCACGAGCCCAAGGGGCGCGGGCGCAGATGGCGCTGGCGTTCGAAACCACCTATGGCACTTCGCCCACATCGGGCTACACCAAGATGCCCTTTGCTACTGCGTCACTTGGGGCCGAGCAGCCGCTCCTGAGCAACGAGTTGCTGGGTTATGGCCGCGACCCTTTGGCGCCGATGCTGGATGCGGTGACGGCAGACGGGTCGGTTGTCGTACCGATCGACACAGAAGCCTTCGGGTTCTGGCTCAAGGGCGCGTTTGGTATACCCGTCACCACCGGCACCGGTCCCTATACCCATGTATTCACCTCCGGCAGCTGGACCCTGCCGAGCCTCTCGATCGAAACCGGTCTTCCGGAAGTGCCGAGCTACGCAATGTATGGCGGCTGCGTAGTGGACAAGATCGGCTGGCAGATGGCGCGCTCTGGGCTTTTGACGGCCAATGTGGATCTGATTGCCCAGGGAGAAACTCTGGCCACCACCTCTGGTGCCGGCACCCCTGCCCCTGTCACGCTCAAGCGCTTCGGGCATTTTAACGGGTCGCTCACGCGCAACGGCGCGAATATCGGCAATATCGTAGGCGCCGATCTTAATTACGCCAACAATCTTGATCGGGTAGAAACCATTCGGGCGGATGGCAAGATAGACGGAGCCGACCCGTCGATTGCAGCGCTCACCGGCAAGATCGATGTGCGCTTTGCCGATACCACGCTGCTCACCCAGGCCATCAACAATACCGAATGCTCACTGGAGTTTGGCTACAGCCTACCCACCGGCGAAAGCCTCACCGTTGACGTGCACCGGGTCTTTCTGCCCCGCCCACGACGGGAAATCCAAGGGCCGCAAGGCATTCAGATGAGCTTTGACTGGCAGGCCGCGCAACAGGAAAGCGGTGATCCGATGGTGAGCGTTACCCTTGTGAACAACGTGGAGAGCTACTGATGCTGAAACTTAACCTGTCCTCTGATCCGCGCTGGGTGGATCTTGCAGGCGGTGTGCGCATCAAGGTGAAACCTCTCACCTCCGCACTGATGCTCGCCGCCCGCCATGATCCGCGGGTGCAGGCACTGGCGATGGACAATGAAACCCCGGACGAAGACAGGCTCACTCTCGTAGTGGCCAAGGTTCTGGCCGGTCTGGTGATTGAGGACTGGGAAGGTGTGGGCGACGGGTCGGGCGCACCGGTGCCGGTCTCGCAAGACTGGATCGATGCGCTCCTCGATCTCTGGCCGATGTTTGAGGCCTTCCAGGAAAAGATCGTGGCCGGGGCCATGCTGGTGGATGCGGAAAAAAACGTCTGAGCGCCCTTGCCGGCTGGGAGTTCGGCGGGGGCGCTGATTATTGCACGGCTTGCTCAGAGCGCTGCCCGGACTGTCCGCATCTCCTCAATCAACCCCAAACCTTTGAAGGTTGGCAGGTTTGGGATCTGGTGCAGCGCCTGGGCGGTCAGATCCGCGTGGCCTCTGGCTTGGGCAGCAATGCCGTTTTGGGCTGGGATATGGCTGCGGTTCTTGCGCTGGGGGCTGCACTGGGTGTGCCCGCACTTGCGATTGCCGAGCTGCTGCCGGCGATCGAAGGCGTGATGGTGCGCAAGATCAACGAAGAGATGAGAGGCGAGGATGGCCAACAAACAAGTCTCGGTCCGGCTGACGGCCTCCGGAGGTGATCAGGTCCGCCGGGAGTTAAAGAGCGTCGGCTCGGACGGTGAGAAAGCCTTCCGCAAAACCTCACGCGAGGTGGAGCGCGCCAATGCACGGCTCGCGGGCTTTGCCCGTCGGGTCAAGATCACAGCCATTGCTGCGGCAACCGCTGCTGCAACGGGGGCCGTGGCCGCCACGCGCTCGGCCATGGAACGCGCCTTTGAGGTGCGGCGCCAGGCACAGCTCGCCAACGCCGACACAGACCAGTTTCAGGGCTGGGCCGCTGGGGCTGAGTTGGTCGGGATCGAAGCTGACAAGCTCTCGGATATCTTGAAGGACGTGAACGATCGCGTAGGCGACTTCCTGCAAACAGGCGGTGGACCGATGAAGGATTTTTTCGAACAGATTGCGCTCAAGGTTGGCGTCACGGCGCAGCAATTCGCCAAGCTTTCCGGACCGGACGCTCTGCAGCTTTATGTCTCGTCGCTGGAAAAGGCCGGCGCGAACCAACAGGAGATGACGTTTTATCTCGAAGCCATGGCGTCTGATGCCACCGCGCTTCTGCCGCTTCTGCGCGACAATGGCGCAGAGATGTCCCGCCTTGCCACGCAGGCCGCTGATCTGGGCGTGGTGATGGACCGCAAGACACTGGCCGGTCTCAACAGATCCCGTCTGGCCCTCCTGGCGATGGGACAGGCGATGACGGGATTGGGCAACCGGGTGGGAGCTGCGCTGGCGCCCGTGCTGGAAAGTTTAACAGTGAGTTTCACACGGCTAGCTTCGGTGACCTCCCCCATAGGCCGCGTGCTGGACCAGCTTTTGAGCAATCTTGATCGGCTCGCGGTTTACGGGGTCACAGCCGCAGCCGCCTTCGGTGGTAGGCTGGCGCTGGGCATGGCCACCGCTGCAGTCGCCACGATCAAGACCGCCGGCGCTTTGCGTGTCTTGCGCAGCGCCCTCATTCGCACCGGCATTGGTGCACTGGTCGTGGGAGCTGGGGAACTGGTTTATTGGTTCGGGCGGCTGGTGCAGGGTGCGGGCGGGTTTGGAGCCGCCCTCGGGGTTTTGAAGGATCTGGCATCGCAGGTCTTCACCAGGCTCTCGGCCACGGCTGCTGCCTGGGGATCGGACCTGCGCGCAGGCTGGCAGGGTATGAAGGTTGAAGCACTCTGGGCCTTTCTCGGGGTGATCGACGGGGCCACCGGACTGGCCAATACGCTCGTGAACACCATGGAAGGCGCGGTGAGCGCCATCTCTGTCGTTTGGCAAAACCTGCCGCGTCTACTGGGCTCGGCTGTCTTTGCTGCTGCCAATGCGGTCCAGCAGGGGATCGGCGAGATGCTGAACCGCTCGATCGACCGCTTGAACGGCTTCGTGACCCGTGTGAACAGCATCACGGACCGCCTGCCCGACTGGGCGCGGGCCGACTGGATGGTCCTGGATCCGCTCGTCAATATTGCGGTGCAGGACATCGCCAATCCTTTTGCAGGTGCAGCTTCGAACACCGCCACCCAAATCAAAGCGGCTTTTGCCGACGCCTTTGCCACGGATGCATTCACCCCCACCAATTCTGGCCTGATCGACAAAATTCTCGGTGCAGAAGAAGGTGCGGCGGCCGCCAAGCGCTCGGCCGGGGTCTGGCGAAGGGTTGCGGAAGCACCGCTCACGGCTTGGCAGGCCCTGAAGGACGCCGTCAACGGCGCGGGCAAGGCTGGCGACGCGGCGCTCTCGGACTCTGCAACTGCTGGCGCACGCCTCACCGAGGCGCTGGGCACTGCAGGCGCCGCCGCGGATGCCACAAAAGAAAAGCTGCTCGGGTGGGACGCCGTCCGAGACGGGCTCAAGTCCTACGTGGAGAGCGCGAAAGATTGGGGCAACAGCTTGAAAGGCGCTTTGACCGGCGCCTTCAGCTCTGCCGAAAGCGCCTTTCGCAGTTTTGTCACCACCGGCAAGTTTGACTTCAAAAGCCTGGTGCATTCCATTCTGGCCGATCTCGCGGTGCTCTCGTTCCGCCGCGCGGTGCTGGCCCCCGTTGCCAATGCGCTCTTTGGC